TCAGTGGTGCCGAAAATACTTGGCTGGTGACGGCCCGGGAAGATAGGGAGATGCCAACACAAAGCATACACCCAAACGGGTGTTTTGCTCTATATTCCTCCATAGCTCAGTCGGTAGAGCGCATGACTGTTAATCATGATGTCACTGGTTCGAGCCCAGTTGGGGGAGCCACTAAGAAAGTCAGTAATTAAGCCAAAAACGGCTTATTTACTGGCTTTTTGCTTTGTTTACAACATTTTTGATTTTCAAAATTATTCACCTCTTTTTATGCCTTTTGATGTGTTATACTACAGATAAACTACAGATTTTCCGTAATAAAAGCCGCCCGAAATGTAATCGGACGGCTTATGTTATGCAAGTAATTTGATTGCGTTGTAGAGGGTGTCAACCTCTTGTATAATGTAGTGGTCAATATCAACTTTGTAATCTGTATGGCCCATAAGTGCGATAATATCTTCCTCTCTCGCACCTGCCGCTGACATACGAGTTGAAAAGGTTCGACGGCAAGAATGCGGAGTGAACTCATCACCTAAGCCGAGAGCCTGCATCGCCGGTCGGAAACAATATTTCAAGAAATAGTCCTTGTTCATCGCTTTGCCAAACTCTGAGCCTTCGTGTGTTCGACAGAAGATTGTTTCACCTTTATTGTTTATACAATTCTCAACCAATTTTAAAATCTTAGGGTGGATAGGAACAACACGATTTTTGCCGGCATCTGACTTTATGCCTGCGATAAAGTAAGGTATTCCTTGCTCACTTACATGGTATTGGTCAGTTGTAAGTGACAAAAACTCAGTCACTCTAAAATTGAGGTAGCACATTATATAAACATAATCGGCATAAGGCACTTTACCTATGTTTTGTCTGATAAGCTCAAGCTGCACATCGGTAAAGCGTGTAGCGTTTACCTCTTCGGGTTCGGGTAGTTCTATAAATGTGCCGTAGTCTTTGTTTACAATGTCCTCCTGCATAGCGAAATTGTAAAGGCTTGTAACAAAGCATTTAATCTTATGTAGTGCCGAGTATCCTAAGCCCTGACAGATTTTAGGTGTGTCAGTAACTTTATAGGTGCCTTTGCCATTGGGTAAGAGATATTTTAATTTACCGCCAGCGCCGACCTCGTGATGCGGATTGTCATAATAATCCACTATATATTGATAATCTGATGTGCGTAAATCCCTAAATTTACGCTTATACAAGGGCTTTAGCTTGATGTAGGCACTGGCATAGTTGCTTTTTACGCTGTCGCCGAGTTTTTTATACGCTTTGGTTTTTACCCATTTGTCATGCAACTGCTCAAGTGTCATGTTGAAGCCATTGACAGGATTGTACTCGTAATCTTTGAGTGCGTTTTCTGCCTCTCGCTTTGTGGCGAAAGTGCCTAAATAAACTTGCTTACCTGTGACACTGCTTGCAGCGGCATACGGTTTTGATATGTTGTCTTTGCGTATGTAGATACTGCCTGTACCCTTTGTTCTGCGTCTGTTTTTCGGTTTGTCAGCCGATTGGTTTTTACCGCAGTAAGGACAAAATACAAAATCGTCCTGCAATTCTCGGTTACACCGTCGGTTTATACATTTTTTCATTTTAACGCTCCTAAAAATGGGCGCAAAAATCCCCTGCAAAATATTGTAATTTTCGCAGGGTTGTGGTACAATATTATTGCTTGATTAGTACCATTGCACCCTTGTGTAGTGGTTTCCGCCCTGTCCTGCGCCAACAGGTCAGGGCGGTTTTATTTTTGCTTATTTTTTATTTAACCTTTTTGCTTACAAGGTTCATTTTTACAGTGCTACCAAAATTATCACTATCAAAGTATCTCAAATCAGCTCCTACCGTTGACGGATTAAAGTTTTTACAATTATCTATGCTGACTTCAATCATTCCCTCGCTGTGCGCTGAAATTGGATCGCTACAGACTAACTTGTTGTAGCTTCTTCCGTCTAAGATGACGGTGTCGGCTTGTATGGTTATAGATTTATCCATTTTATTTTTAACATAAAAATGAACATCAGCCTCATCATCTGAATAAGGATATTTTTCCGTGTCACTATAATATATGGCTATATCGCTATCAGAATAAAGTTCAGTTAAAGTATCTTCAAATTCTGTAGGCTTTTCGGTGGGCGGTTCTGTTTCATCTTCAAAATCATCATAACTATCAATTACAATCGAATCAATTATTTGTTTTTCGTATCTATCAAAATTTGGTGATTGCTTGTCACCGTCGCTATTAAAAGACATTAAATATAAATAACCGTCTGTAATAAAAATATAAGAATTGTAAAACTTATCATTCCCTTCTTTCTTACATTTAAAAGTTCTGTGGAGGGTTTTGCAACCACACATATCAATAATTTCCTTACTCTGCTCTTTGTAGTTATCATAAGTTTCTTTGTCGGATTTTATCAGTTCATCAATCAATGTGTCATCTAACTTTATTTTATCGGATTCGAGTTTTGTACATCCAACAAAAAACAGCTCATCAAAAATATTATAATGATAATGGTGGCTACCATCGGACTTTTTGGTTTTCCAACTGTCGGGAACCTGATAGCCAACTGTCCCCATGTAATATTCAGCCATTTCAGAATACGCTGTTGTTTCTTCCTCATAACTATAATAACTATCTTCTGTTGTTTGCTGAATGGTAGTTTCTGTTTCTTGTGAGATAGGTTGGTTAACTTGCGAAATAGCCGTTACGACAACGGCGCATAAAATCAAAGCTATCAGCAAAGCAATGTAAAAATGTGGAGTGCGATATATAGGCTTTTTTTCAGTCGTTTTTTCAGCTTCTCCCGTAGGGCTGAATTTGTTTTTTTGATATGTATGGCATATCGGGCAAAATACTGAATTATTCGGTATGATGTTACCGCAACTTTCACACTTGCAGGGTTCTGTGTTTTTAGATTCGTCGTCTTTAAACAGAGCAACCTGTTCAATCTTTGTTCCGCATTCGTTGCAAAACTTTGAACCGGCAGGAATCTCAGCACCGCATTTTGGACATTTCATTTATAAATCCTCCTCTTTTTGATATATATATTGACAAAATATATATCATATACTAAAATAATATTAGAGAGGTTCAGACTTCTCACTATTCCTATTTCTCCTACCATAGTTGCCGCTATGGTAGGTTTTTCTTTTTGTTGATAAAATCTGAAAATTGCTCTTTTACCCGTCTTTCAAGCGGATGTAGGTAAAAAGCGTTTCTGCGTTCGAGCTCTGCCATTCGTTCAGCCCTGTAGGTCGCCGCCTCAAAGCTAATATCACATAAATTTGCGATTGCAGCGGCATTTGTTGCGTGTAGCTCATGGAGTACACAAGCTGGAGCTAACAAGTCCCGAGCAAATACATTTGCCGAATGTTCGGCATCGTCGGTTATTACAAAACCTTTACCATTTTTAGCAAACAGATGCCCTAAAAAGATATGCCCGAGTTCGTGGGCAATTGTAAATCTACAACGCTGGGGAGATTGCTCATCAGCATAGACGATGTACAGCTTATCATCTTGCATCAAAGTTATTCCGCTCTCATTTTCGCTTAGCAGATTGACCGCCGAATTTTTTAATAAAACAATATCAGATTGTTTAGCTATCTGACTGACTTTAACAGGCAGACTGTTTATATTATAATCAATCAAGCATTGCCAAGAGGCATTGCGTGCCTGTTTGTATTTACCATAATTCAAATTTCATCACCTCATAGGTAGTGTAACCTATGGGGTGTTTTTTATTATGTAATGCTTATAAGTCTGTATCGTCAGGCTCAAACTTACTGAGATCAGGAAGATTAACTATTTCTATAGGCTGATTGTTGCCGTCACTTCGTGCGGCTTTCACCGTTGGTATCAATATTTCATCTTCCACACCGAGCAATCTATCGACTGCAGGTTGCATTTCGGGGTTATTTCTGTATGCGATTATAAGTTTCTTTTCTTTGTCTGATGTTTCAAAAGGTAGTTTAACCGCATTGCAATTTTGCAAATCATTTATGCTAATTCCCAAACCTGCACAAATTTTAATCACACTATCAACAGCAGCTCCACCAATAGAGCCGTTAAGCATAGATCTAAGTGTGCTGTATGGTATTTCAATTTTTTCGGCAAAGGTTTTTACACTAAATCCTTTGTCACTTATTAACTGTTTTATGTAATCTTCTCTTGTCAAGTTAATCACCCTTTACTATTACTGATTGTAACACGCTGTTTATGAAAAATCAATACTAAAATGCGAAATTTCGTAAAAATATTTTTAAAAATCCGTTGACAAGTGCGAAATACCGTGTTATATTTAATATAGAAACACGAAATATCGCATTTAGGAGGTGAAAAATCGTGTTTGACAAAATCGAAGTAATCATTTTTGAAAAGAAAATGAAAAAGAAAGAAGTTGCCGAGAAAATGGGAATTTCATACGGACAGTTCTGTGCAAAAATGCGTGGGGAATATCCATTTACGCTTGATGAAGCTCTCCGCTTAAAGTCGGTTTTACAAACTGATTTATCTATCGAAGATTTATTCGGTTCGGCGGCTTGATTTTTCTGAACACACAAAAACAGCTTAAAGAAAGGAATGATAAAAATGGCACTAACCATATATGCGGCAGTTGCTACCGCAGTATCAGTAGTGGCAATCATAAAAGCTGTAAAATGGAAAATTGCTACAAGAGCAATGGTGGTTTATTGTACGAAAAATTTCAGAATACCCACAGACAAAGAACTTGCCGACTGCTCCAAAGAAGCCGCCGGCAAGACAATAAGATTTAAGTAATTCCAAATTGAGCTTTTATAAGCTGAGTAACAACATTCGCTGATATTTGTGTTATTGCAGAAAGCGAGTGACTTCCCACGGTTCCGGCAATCTTCTTAACTTTATTCCATATATCATCGTTACGAATATTTGCTAAAAACTTGTGACCTTCGGGAGTTAAATCACCTACTTCTAAATAGTCGCCACCGTCAGTAGCAAACATTGAAGTAATTAAACCTGCAAGTTCGCATTGTTTAATGTGGTAGATAATTTCGTCATGAGAGTATGGTTGAAGCCTTTCAAAATTGTTGCTGAATTTACTGTATCGAAAGGATTCGTTGAAGTCACACACTTCTTCTACACTCAAAAGAATATCACGAACACAGTCGTTATTTAAACGCATAAGCATCACCTCCTTACAATTTGATTTTAGCATTTTAAGGAGAAAAACACAAGAAAGGACTGATAAAAATGATTGATTGCTCAAAAACAGAAAATTATTTCGCTGAAAAGTTGAGGATGACGAAAAGAACAAGAAAAGGGTTATGTAAAATTGATTGTTCCGTGTGTCCTTTATGCAGTGAAAATAACGGGACATCCGGTCTTGTTTCGTGTACCACTTTTGAAATGCTTAACCCTGAAAAAGCAATCGAAATCGTTCAGCGGTGGTCGGACGAACACCCACAAAAAACTTATTTGAGTGAGTTCTTAAAAAATCATCCGAATGTTCTGCTCAATGATGACGGAACACCCGCTTTTTGTCCTTATAAACTAGGACTTATGGGTGCAGATGATTGCAGAAAAGACGGTAACTGTGTAAAGTGCTGGAATCAGCCTATTGAGGACGGTGAAGAGTAATGGACTTAGAAAAGGTTGCTATAATGCGACTTCGTGACGGAGCAGAAATAAGTAAACGCTACTATGATAAACCGCTTATGCTTTGTTACTCAGGTGGCAAAGATAGCGACATTATTTTAGATTTAGCGATTAAATCGGGTATAGACTTTGAAGCTCAACATAGTCACACAACGGCTGATGCTCCCGAAACAGTTTACCACATACGCAATAAATTTAATGAGTTGGAATCTAAAGGCATAAAATGCAACATTGATATGCCAAGATACAAAGGTAAGCCGACATCTATGTGGTCACTGATAGTGCAAAAAGGTATTCCTCCTACACGGCTAGTAAGATATTGTTGTGCAATCCTGAAAGAAACAGGCGGTAAGAATCGTGCCCTCGTCACAGGGGTGCGGAGAGCGGAAAGCACGAAAAGACAGTCGAAAGGAGTTATTGAAACCTATACTCCTAATTCTTCCGATAGAATTATCCTTAACAATGACAATGACGATAAGAGGCAGATAGTTGAACATTGTCAGTTGCAGGGAAAAATAATATTCAACCCTATTTGCGATTGGTCGGATAATGATGTTAAGGAGTACATCAACCAAGAGCATCTTATTCTTAATCCGTTATACAATTGTGGATTTAATCGTGTTGGATGCATCGGCTGTCCGTTGGCAGGTAAAAAGAAGAGATTTGCGGAATTTGCACGATATCCCAAGTACCGAAATTTGTATATAAGAGCATTCACCAAGATGCTTGAAATGAGAAAGCAAAGAGGCAAAGCTACACAACACGCTAACGGACTTGAGGTTTATCACTGGTGGATGCAGGATGGTGTTTTACCGGGGCAATTAAGTTTTGACGGAGAGGATTGGTGAAGAGCGATGATTGAAAAAGAATTAAAAATCCGTGATTTTTGCGGTGACTATGCTTTGGATATACCGTTCGCAGACGGTAGTGTAAACACGATATACTTTAATTCAAAACGAAATGCCGAAACAGTTAAGCATATTATCGAAGTTGACGGTAGTAAACCCAATCATGCTACGGTGTGTGAAATGGAAGAAATCAGGCACGGAAAGTGGGAATACGACAGCGGGGATGTCGGTTATGCAAATTATTTATGTTCTGAGTGTAAAAATTTTCTCACTTTTTACGAGGACATTGATTTGTATCCATATTGCCCTTATTGCGGTGCAAAAATGGATAAGAAGGAGGAAAACAATGCCTAAACTGAAAATTAAGCCTTGTCCGTTCTGCGGAAGCAAGGTAACAGTTGAGAATATAGGCGCTGATGAGGAGGCGTATATGTTTGAGTGTACTAATGATGATTGTGCCTCGGCTACCTGTTTTGGTGATTACAGCACCGACAGAGCAACTGCTATCAAAAATTGGAATAAGCGTGTTGCACAGTGTATCACGAATGCAAAAATCGGCACTTGTACGATCAATATAGATTTGAGGTGATTAAATGAACGACAAAATCCTTATCAACCCTAAAACAAATCAGGAGTACAGAGATGTACCGCCGACCGTGGCGGCTGAATATCTCGGAGTTGCTCTCAATTATGTTTATGAGGGCCTAAAAAAACAAACCCTGCCTATCGGTTCAGCCGTACAGAGCGACAAAGGGCGTTGGAGCTACAACATACCGATTGACCGGCTCAAGACTTACGCAAGCGGTGCAGATATATCCTTACTGACTACACTGCTCAACAAATTGATCGGCAGCGGAAATACAATCAACGAAAGGACGGCGTAAAAATGATAAATTCGCCGTGCTACGGCTGTCAGACACGGACGACAAGATGTCATACAGATTGTGAAAAATATCTTGAATACAAATCAAAGTGCGACAACCGCCGAGCCGAACGCTCTAAGAATTATGACTTTTTTAATTACATCAGTCATAAAATCGACATCCATACGAGATGTCGCAAATCAAATAAATGAAAGGACTTTATAACGAATGTGGCATTTAAGAAACTACGAGACGAAAAGATCGCTCAGGAAAAAGTATAAGCATTGCAAAGAGCAACTCGAATACACCCGAAAGAGCCTCAGCACGAAAAGTGATGAGCTTGAAACAGCACACAGCGACATTGACTTTTTTAAGGTCAGAATCATCAAGGCGCTTAATGAAGTTAATAAATTTTGTGAGGGTAACAATCTGTTTTTACCGCCTGAGATTGAACGCATACAGGTTGAGCTTGCGGTCACAGATGTGATTGACGTTAAAGAAACCTCCAAAGGCTTTATTTGCGTAGCGGTTGAGGAGTGCAACCGATGAATTTTACAGGCAAAGAAAAAGACCGTTGATTGTAGTGCAAGCAATCAACGGTCGGCAAATAGCACAAGGCTATCTGCGTATAAATACAGTCCAACATTATTATATCAGATAACCTTGCGAAAATCAAGGAGATTATATAAATGAATAAAAAATCTAAATTACAAATGATACCAACTGACAAACTGTATCCACACCCTGATAATCCGAGAAAGGTTATCGGCGATGTTTCGGAACTTGCGGAATCTATCAAAGCAAACGGTATCTTGCAGAATTTGACCGTAGTGCCAAACGATGATAACTGGGATGATTTTACCGTTATCATCGGGCATCGCAGGCTTGCAGCGGCAAAGCAGTCAGGATTGACTGAACTGCCGTGTGCAGTTGTTGAGATGACTGAAAAGGAGCAGTTATCTACAATGTTAACCGAAAATATGCAAAGGTCCGACTTAACCGTATATGAAGAAGCAAAGGGCTGTCAGCTGTTGCTCGACCTCGGTGATACGGTCGCAGAGGTTGCCGAAAAGACAGGCTTTTCCGAAAGCAAAATAAGGCGGAGAGTAAAGCTCTGTGAGCTTGACGAGGAATCTTTCAAAGAGAGCCAAATTCGACAGCCAACCTTGCAGGATTATGACAGGCTGAATCAGATTAAGAATATTGATGTAAGAAATGAATTGCTTAAATCAATCGGAACGAATAATTTCGATAACCTTTTGTATTCTGCTGTGCAAAAGCAGAAAGCTGACGAAGAAAGAGCAGAGCTTGAAAAAATCTGCCTCGATAACGGTATGACGAAGTGTAAAAGCCGTAACGATATTCCAGAAAACTGCGAATGCACAGGATTATTCCAACTTAAAAATTTAATCGGCAAAACATTCAATGACGGCAGAAAGAGGTATTTCTACCCGGCATATGGCGATAGAATATATATCTATACCAAAAGGACAAAAGAGAAAATTGAAGAGCTTAACGCAAAAGAAGAAAAAAGAATTGCAGAAAATCAAAAATTTAATGAAATCAATTCTCAGGTTGGCGAAATTAACGAGCGTTGCAAGGCTCTCAGAGAAGAATTTATGCTCGAGGGCAACTTTAATGATAACTCCCAAAAACAAGCATTAATCAATTACATATTGTATTCGATGTCTGAACGGAAAGAATACAACAAAATTTCTTTTTGTGATTTAAGCGGTCTTAAATACGATGACAACAACGAATGCATAAACCTTGATGATTGCATAAAAGACACCGACAAAATGTTAATGTCAGCTGCATATGCTTTTTTTAAGAACTGGCGAGACAACAGCAGTTACATTTTAGTTGACTATGCAAATAAAACAATTACCCGAGAAATCAATCCCGAACTCAACAGATTTTATAATCTACTCGTCAAACTCGGCTATGTGATGTCAGACGAAGAGATACAGCTCCGTGACGGCACACATCCGATTTTTACCGCCGGCAAAACAAACTAAATAAGTTAATCACACAACTGCACTTGTGAGATTATATAAATCCCATTTAATACCTTCTTTCTTTAATTGTATTTTCGGGTAGGTGCAGATGCCCGAATAAATTAACCGATAACAAGCTCTGCACAGCTTGTTATCTGAAACTCGTTTACTCCTCTTTAAATAAATTCTGACATTGAAAGCGGAGCAGGTGCAGATGGTCCGCTTTAGGTGAAGAAAATGGCATCAATCAAAGTTAAATCCGAATACAAAGAACTTGTTAAATTATTCAACCAATTGTCCGGATCAAGGTCATTGTGGCAAGTGTTCAACGATTGTATAACAATGTTTGCACTAAGCATTCAGAATACTTTTTGCTTTGGTCAAACATTTGAAAAAAACGAAAATCGCTATAAAGGCATCGTCAAAAATTATAGTGAAAGCGAAATTGAAACAATTGTAAAAATTTTCGCCGAGATAACTAATGCACTCGAAGCAAATCCATTTCAAGATTTTCTTGGTGATTTGTATATGCAACTTGATATGGGAAGCAGCGCTCTTGGACAATTTTTCACACCGTACACCGTATCTTATGCTATGGCGGTAAGCTCGTTTGACGAGAAAAATGCAAGAGCTGAATTATCCAAAAAAGGATATATCTCGGTTCTTGAGCCTGCGGTCGGTGGCGGAGCAAATGTAATTGCGTTTTGTGAGGTGCTGAAAAATCATGACATCAATTATCAAACACAATGTGTCATTGTCTGCCAAGAGCTCAGCAAATTAACTGCTCTGATGTGCTATACAGCACTGTCGCTGATAGGTTGTGCAGCGGTGGTTAAAATTGGAGATAGTTTGAGTGATCCATATACGAACTATTTTGCTGAGTGTTCTAAAGGTGCTGAAATTTGGACAACCCCAACGTTTCACATTCAAAACTGCTATAAGAAGGTATGAATCTATGCAAGAAGAGGCGCTTTTACAAATCATTAAAAAACAGCTTAATGAGATCGTAAGGTGGTAGATTTACAAAATGTCGAGGCTAAATAAAACATGGACGGCCGATGAAATAGATTATCTTATTTCTGCTTGGGGTAATGTTAATATGTCAAGCATAACAAAACACCTTGATAGATCTGAATGTGCAATCAGGCTAAAAGCCGGTAAGTTAAACTTAGGACCTTTTTTGACTAATGGCTATAGATATATAACAATAAGTAATCTTTATAAACTCATTCGCCCAAACACTTCTGCCACTTATTTAAAAACATCGTGGGTAAAAAATAGAAATCTGCCTACTCACAACATATCAAGAAGTTCAAAAACAAATTTTACTGTTGTTTACATCGATGAATTTTGGACGTGGGCTGAGAAAAATCAATATTTTTTAGATTTTTCGAAACTTGAAAGATATCAATTAGGACCTGAGCCTGATTGGGTAAATCAAAAACGAGAGGCAGACATATTAAGGAACAGATTTATCCAAGCAACTCCGTGGACGAACAGAGAAGACAACCTTCTCAAAGAATTGCTTGTAAAGCAAAAGTATGGTTACAAAGAACTATCACAAATATTGTGCCGTAGCGAAGGAGCTATACAGCGCAGAATTAATGACCTAAACATCAAATACCGTCCTGTAAAAGCTGATAATCATAATAAGTGGAGCGATGAAGAATATGCAATTCTCAGTAACATGATTAAAAATGGGAGCAAATATGAGCAAATTTCAGATGTAATAGGTCGCTCTGCGAAAGCAATCAGAGGAAGAGTGTTTGATAAATATTTGACTGAAAATCTCGATAAAGTAAGAGCGTACATAGGCGACGGCGAATTTGGCGACAACATCCCCAACAGACCATTGAAATACAAAAGGCTTATGACTGACGAGGACAAAGATGAGATGAATGTTCTTTTATCTGCTTTAGCAGGACTTATTAACTGCATAGCAATTGCAAATTCAGACGTAGGCGAAGAATACAGCGAATTTTGGCAGAAAGATATGTGCCTTAATTGGGACGATGTTAAAGGCTGTCTTGCCTGTAAGAACAACTGTGACAGCTGTACATTGTTTAGAAGAATTCCTGCTCAATATTGCAAAAGGTGTGGCAAGGATTTTTTCGAGCGTAAACAGAACATCTTTTGTTCCGCCTGCCGAACAGCTCGTCTACATCAAGCGCAGAAAAAATATGCAATCCTTCATCAAAAGCAAAGTCGAAAGTAAAGAAGGTGTATCTATGGATGATAAAACAGAATTCGTACGAATGGTAACAACACAATGCCTAAAGTATATGTCTGTGAATGAGGCAAACAAGGTTGAGCAAATTTTGTCAGTCTTGTTGACAAAATATTCTCTAAAAAAAGAAACCTACGCTTTATCCACCGAAACAGTTACTCCTAATCAAAAATTAGTAAATACTTTTTTAGCCATTAAAAAAATTAGTGGTTTAACTGACAAAAGTCTAAAAGCTTATAACAATGAAATACAAATGATGCTTAAAGCAATAAATAAGCCTATCGCAGACATTAAGGTTAATGATATTCGTGCATACCTTGCTTTTGAACAATTAAATAAAAATGTATCAAACAGTTATCTTGATACAAAATTAAGATACTTAAAATCATTTTTTAAAACACTGAGAATTGAAGGCTACATACCAAATGATCCGGCAGAAAAAATCACAAAAATAAAAGCTGAAAAGGTAATCAGAAAGCCGTTTACACCGATTGAAACCGAAAAAATCAGAGATGCTGCCGGAAAAGATTTGAGGTTGAAGGCAATCATAGAATTTCTATTATCGACAGGATGTCGAGTTACAGAAGTGGAAAATGCAAATCGCAGCGACATTAAAGATGATAAACTGATTATCACCGGCAAGGGTAACAAGCAAAGATACGTATATCTTAACGCACAAGCAAAACTTGCTTTGGAAAAATACGAAAATACGAGGTCAGACACCAACAATGCTTTGTTCGTTAGTAAAGTTAAAATAAAAGGTGAATACAAAAGGCTTGAAAAAGGACAAATAGAAAATATCATTCGTGAGCTTGGTAGAAACATCGGAATTGAAAATTGTCACCCACATAGATTCAGAAGAACCATGGCTACCGATGCCCTTAGAGCCGGTATGCCAATTGAACAAGTATCACTAATGCTTGGCCACGAAGAACTGACTACAACACAAATATACGCAAGATCTGATGAATCTGATGTTTATCAGGCACATCAAAAATATGTTAGATAAATAGGAGTAAAAATAATGAAAAAAAGGACAACAATTGAAAGCAATAGGATGACCTGCCGATGAAGCAGTATGAAGCTGACCAACAGCGGAAGTTATTTCAGTGGACGACCTTCATCCGGGCGAAGTATCCTGAAATTGATTTGATGTTCCACATTCCGAACGGTGGGAGCAGAAATAAAGCGGCCAACCTTAAAAAGCAAGGGGTAAAGGCAGGTGTACCGGATTTGTTTTTACCAATCAGCCGTGGAGGTTATCATGGTCTGTTCATCGAATTAAAATACGGTAAGAATAAGCCGACTGAAAAAACAAACCGAATGGCTTAAAAGCCTTAATGAACAAGGCTACGCTGTCGCTGTATGTTATGGTTGCTACGAGGCAAGCGAAAAAATATTAAAGTATTTGAAATTAGGTGAAATAAATGAGTGAAGAAAAAAAGAAACGAGGTCGCAAGAAGAAACTCGACCGAATAGACAGAATGTGTCTTTACTGTTCTGATTACAACGCAAAGCACGGCACAAGTTACAGCTATGGCCAGTTTGTTGCGCAGATAGCCGCAGGAAAAATTAAAAGACTTGGGTTATATGCCTATGAAGGAGGTCTTGCAAAATGAGTGAAAATGAAAAACCGGTTGCAGCGGAAACGCAGGACAAGCTGGCACCGGCAGAAACATTGTCAGAACTCGACAAACTTGTAATAGGTTTTATTGACGGGGACCTTGATGTGGCTACGCTCAATAGCTTGGATATGTTTAATCGGTGGTTAGTGCTATCGATGTCTGCCATATACAGTTGCACAAAGATAGGTTTGCTGTCTGCTAAGGCTTGCGTCAAAGCAAAATACAAGCTCCTGCAAGAGTATCGCAGGTTTAGAACGGACACATTTTTTGCAAACAAGGAACACATCGAATGGATAAAAAGGACGAAAGAAACCTCTTGCAAACTAACGGAGCTGTCAAAGGCAATTGCTGATCACGATACTAACGTGTTGCAAATCGCTTTGCAAATAATTGACCTACTCACAAAGCATGATGTTTATAACAAACTTTTCATTTTGTCGGACGCATCGGATACATATAAAGAAAAATGTTTAAAAACACTAACCGAAAATGATACAGCGTTTTTGGACGAGTTCGGCGACATACCATTTGTGGATTTGCTCTTTAAATTTTACAAGTCAACAGAAGAAACAAGAGCAACTGAAATCTTTAAGGAATTGGATGCCGACAATATCAGAACTGTAGCTTGTCACGTGCCGGTTAAATCTGACAATTGTCAGGGTATCGCAAAAAGCTATAAAGAATACTTTGGCATTTAATAAGGCAATATTCTTGCCGGCTGCAAAATCTTAAAGGAAATTCAAATCAAGTTAATCCTATATTAAAAAAAAGTAATCAAAGCGACGACTTCCGTTTTGATTAAGCTGTTACAAAAGAATGCACCAAAAATCAAACACACAATTGCAGCGGCAAGGTTGCACAGAGCAGTAGTTCGGTGGTCAGACGGACTACTGCATATTTATATCATCTGACTTTTTTAATACGATAACAGAATAATAAATAGTCACAAAAAAGGAGTTGAGATACTCCTTTAATAGCCTGCTCAAGGAATTAATTAAGTGACCGTTTTAGCTTTTACATATATAATAAAGGTTTAACTATGTTTACATACAAGTGTGAAATTAAATCAGGACCTTTGCTCGAGGTCAAATATTATAAATCAATTCGTAAACGCAGCAAGAAAAATCTTGCTCGACAAATCAATCAATCAAAATCAAGTGAGAAGCAAGCCAAAGCAAACCGTATCAGAGGAGAACAACACACACAGAGGCTTATCCTCTGCAACTTCTCTGAGGGCGACTGGTTCGCAAGATTCTCCGCTCCGTTTGGTAAATTTACCGAAGATGAATTTGAGAGGGTTGTATCGAATTTTTTTAAGCGAGTGAAACGCAGGACAGATAAGAAACAAATCAAGTTTAAATACATCGGCTACTGCGAATGTGGCAAGCTCGGAAAGAATTGGCACTTGCATATTGTGATTGAGGATTGCGTTCGTGAAATCTTAATGGAGTGTTGGCCATGGAAAAACGGAAGAATTTTCGTTCCGCTCTACCAAGACGGAAACTATGCCGACCTTGCAAAGTACATCCGCAAAGATGTCAGCGGAAAGAAAAGATTAAAAACATCAAGAAATTTAACAAAGCCTGAAATCAAAGTGACAGAAGGAAAAAAGAGAGAATATCGAAAGCTTGAACGAGGTGAGGCTCTGCCTTGCCCGGACGGATATTATTTCTACAAGGACGAAATGTGGATAAATGATTTTACTGGTGCAACTTTTCACTTTACATACTTAGCCAACACTCACAAGCATAAGAAATTCGGAGGTGCAAGAATTTGAAAGATTCAACGAAAGATTATACGATTGCGCAATTCAGGTCATATGCTGCTCTCGGCTGTCCGAGCAAAGCACAAATCATTTCTGACAAAACAATGCACAAAGCACTGCGACTTGACTTGCTTGCCGTGATAGACACATTAAATGCCTTGACGAACAGCGGAAAAGACTACATCTGTCAGGCTGTATGTGCTGTTTATTTTCCTGCACCGACAGAAGAATTAAAAAAAGGTGAAATCAATTCGAGGGTAATGAGATGTTCTCTTGAAAACTACACGGACGAGCGAACTGTGTGGCGCTGGCTGAAAGAGGCAAGATTACTTTGCGCCAACCTTCGAGGGTTGAACACAGGCTATTTGTACAACTTGCACAAATAAAGATGTCAGTAGAAACGATTGATTTTGATGTAAAATTAAATTGCAATGATAAAACGAAAAGTAACTACGGACTGGATCGTCCGCCAAATCCGCGAGGGCAAGGCATATAGATTCTATTTAACAGCCGATTGGCGAAAAGTTCGAGATGCAAAAAAAGCGAAAGAACATTACGAATGCGAACGCTGTCGTGCTGTGGGTAAGTACAGCCCTTGCGAGGCGGTACATCATAAGCTGTATCTCAAAGCAAGGCCTGACCTTGCTCTTGATATTAACAACCTCGAGTGTTTATGCAAAGATTGCCACTACAAAGAGCACCACAAATTCGAGCCGAAAAAATTAAAAGATGAGTTTGCTGAGAGGTGGTAGTCAAAAAAAGACATACCCCCGGGTAAAAAATCGAAAAATTCTGAGGTTTACGGATAACGGAGTAAAGGCACGACAGTTTGGTCTCGCGCACGCACACGAGAAATTTTTGAGAGAGGAGAAGCAAATGGCACAGATTAAAATTGCAGAAATCAAGGACAGCTTGATTGAACAACTGGCCTTGAAAGGTGCAAACATTGAAGTCTATAGAGATTTAATTGACAGCTATATTTTTTGTACGAAACTTGAGCGTAAAATGCAGGCGGACATCCGCAAAAATGGCTTGACATACAAAGCTATCAGCGCCACAGGCAAAGAGTATATGAAGGACAACCCTTCTGTCAAAAATGCCGTTCTGTACAACAAACAGCGCTTAGCAATTCTCTCACAAATGGGGTTGTCAATTGACAAGGTTGAGAGCGAATCTGATGACGAACTGTAAAGTCATAGATGAGTATATAGACCTTGTTAAAAGCGGTAAATATCGTGTCTGCCGTGAGCAAATTCAACTGATTAAATTTGTCGAAAATGTCTTTGAAAACGAGGAAATTTACGTCGATGAAGAACAGCTTGAAAAGTATTTGGCCTTACAAAAATATTTTCCTTATCAACTTTTTGAATGGGAAAAGTTTTGCTTTGCGTTGCATAATTGCACATACTCAGCTCCCGGTGTTTTAAGGTTTCCAGACCTTGTGCTTATCGTCGGAAGAGGTACAGGCAAAAATGGCTATTTAGGTTTTGAGGATTTCGCGCTTTTAACACCGATAAACGGTATTAAAAATTACGATATTGACATTTGTGCAACATCGGAAGATCAGGCGACTATTACTTTTAACGATATTTATAATGTCCTTGAAGATAACAAAGCCAAAATGCAAAAACACTTTAAGTGGACGAAAACAAGAATTGTGAATATAAAGACAAACTCTGTGTTGAGATATCGGACATCTAACAGTGATACGAAAGACGGTGGTAGACCGGGCAAGGTCGATTTTGATGAGAAACACGCATATGAAAATTACAAGCTTATTGACGTGTTTGTCACCGGTTTAGGAAAAAAGCCACTCCCGAGAACTACTACAACCACAACAATGGGATATGTGAGAGACGGTCCGCTTGACCAAGAGTTTGCGAGAGGCCTTGAGGTTTTGAACGGTGATGCGCCCGACAACGGCACGCTTTATTTTATTTGCCGATTAAATGACGAAAAGGAAGTTCATGACGAGCAAAATTGGTACAAAGCAAATCCAAGCTTGCAATATTTTCCAAACTTACTCCGAGAACTTCGGAAGGAATACGAAAAATGGAAAATTGATCCGAATAATAACTCTTCATTCATGACGAAGAGAATGAATTTACCACAGGGAACGGAAGCAAATCCTGTAACTTCGTGGGATAATATCAAAGCTACAAACAGACCTCTTCCCGACCTTGAGGGCAAGCCGTGTGTTTTTGGCATTGATTATACAAAAACTACTGACTTTTTGGGTATTGGTTTAATGTTTTTAATTAACGGTGAAATTGTATGGAAGCCGTTTTCGTGGTACTGTTCGCAGTCGGCAGACCTTGGACGAATTAAATTTCCGTATGCTCAACAGCCTGATTTACAAAGGGTTGACGGGGCGGAAATACCTCCCGAAATCGTTGCTGACTGGTTGAGAGAACAGAAAGAACATTACAACATTGTCGGCGGAGCGTTAGATAACTACCGCTATACATTACTCAAAGAGCCGTTAATGCAGTTAGGTTTTGAATGTGACCGCAAAGGACGAAATAATCTAAAACTTGTAAGGCCGTCTGATAAAATGCTTGTTGCTCCTCTGATTGCCTCTGATTTCGCAAATCACCGTATAGTTTGGGGCGATTCGGCACTGATGCGATGGTACACAAACAACACATCAGCAATTGAGGATAAAAACGGCAATATTATCTACGGCAAAATCGAACCAAAATCACGCAAAACAGACGGATTTATGGCATTTGTTTCCGCGTATACGCAACTTGATTTGCTAAAACAAAATCAGCCGATGACGGTTGATGAACTCAAAAATTGCTTTAATGCGATTGTATTTTAAAGGCAGGTGAAAAGATGAAAGTAATAAACTGGGTGAAAAATCTCTTAAAAAAAGATGCCGTTGCAGCGGAATTTAGCGAGGACGGCTCGACAGTTGATGAACAGAGGTTTCACCTGACTGAACTTGCCTTGTTTACTGCAATTGATTTTATTGCTCGAAGTTTGGCAAAGTGCGAATTTGTGACAGTAAACAATAACCGAGAAAGTCGCAAAGCTGAATATTATCTCTGGAACTATTCGCCGAATAAACATCAAACAAAAATCGAATTTTTTACGCAGGCTGTTGCAAAGTTGATTTTTGACAACGAGCTTTTAATTGTTGAAACTGCCGATAATCAGCTTATGATTGCTGATAGCTTTTCGAGAACGGAACACGCTTTGATTGATGATTCTTTCAGCGGCGTTACTTGTCGTAATTTTACATACCAACGCACTTTTCTTGAAAGTGAGGTTATTTACCTCAGATATAACAACTTTGCTCTTAACGGCTTGTTATCGGATATGTGCAACACTTATGAGCAGTTAATGTTATCAGCTCAAGAAAGATATAACAAAGCGGTCGGACATAAAGGCATTTTGGAGCTTGAAAATTACAGCTTTGGCGATGAAAACTTCGCTGAAACTTACAACAAAGTGCTGTCAAAGCAGTTTAAATCATTTTACTCAAACAAAAACGCTGTTATGCCAATTTTTAAGGGTATGAAATATTCAGAGCCCTCAACCGATGCCGGAAAGACTACGAATAGCGAGATTAACGATATTCAGAAGTTAAAAACTGAGGCATACACGATTGTTGGCAATGCTTTGCATATTCCTCCGGCAATTTTAAGCGGTGAAGCCTCTCAGCTCTCAGACGCTATGGATTGCGCTATCGGAAACGCAATTGATCCGATTGCAAATATGTTTGAGCAAGAGATTACAAAAAAGAGATTCGGTAGCACCGAATTTAGCAAAGGTAATTATCTACTGATTGACACAACGACAGTCAGACACATTGATGCCGTAAGTCAGGCGAACAACCTCGACAAGTCAATTGCCAGCGGTGTGCTGACACCTGCGCAGGCTCAAAAATATTGCAATATGCTCCCTTGCTCGGAGGCTTGGGCACATACATATTACATTACTAAAAATTACCAAACAATAGCAAATGCTTTGAAGGGTGGTGAATAAATGAAAAGCAGAAATTACAACATCAAGCAAATTGCAGAAAATCAGAATGTTTTGCAAATCTATCTTTACGGTGAAATTGAGCCGAGCTATTTAAATATTTGGGGCGACCTCGTAGAATCCAAGACAAGCGCCGAATACATTCGCAAGGCGATTGAAAAAGCAGGCAAAATTGAAGGCATTGAAATCTACATCAATTCTGTGGGCGGATTTGTTGATGAAGGCGTGTCGATTTACAATCTGCTAAAAAGGCAGAGTGTGCCGGTCACTGCATACATTGACGGTATGGCTTGTTCAATTGCCTCTGTTGTCACAATGGCGGCTGACAAGATTGTAATGCCGTCAAACACAACAATGATGATTCATCATGCAGTCGGCGGTTGTTACGGCAATGCGAAGGAACACAGAGAATTTGCAACCCAGCTCGACAAAATTAGTGAAGCAAGTACAAACTCTTACCTTGTGCATGCAGGCGATAAGCTCACGAGAGAAACCCTCGAGCCGCTTCTTGATGCTGAAACATTTTTGACGGCAGAGGAAGCCTTCAATATCGGCTTGTGTGACGAAATTCTTGATCCTGTCGATTTAACGGAATCAAAAGAAATCGTTAACGATGCACAGCAGAAGAAAAATCCAAAAGCAAAACAGGCAGCGGCAGAGCTTTTAAAAATGCTCGGAACAAAGCCTGAACCGCAGACACCGCCCGAACCACAGGCTGAACCGAAAGAAAAGGACAGCTTTGAATTTTTTGAAGAACTTTTTAAAACCAAAAATTATTTGTAAAGGAAGATGAAAAAATGAAAAATCTTGATTTACTTGCAAACGCAAAAGCACAGTTTGCACAGAATTTTAAAGACGCTTTTGAATCAAAAGACGAAACAAAGATGACAAACGCTCTCAACGAGTATGCGGAGAGCATTCAGCAGTCCATTATTTCCGTTGCTCAGGAAATCGGCGAAACAGCCGACAACACAATCCTTGCCAAGAGAGGATTCAGACAGCTTACAAGCGCAGAGCAGAAGTTTTACAATAATTTTGTCACAGCGGCAAAATCTGCTGATGTTAAGCAGGCTCTCACAGGTCTTGATGTTACAATTCCTCAGACAATTCTTGACACCGTGCTTGAGGACATTACCAGCAATCATCCGCTGCTTGATGCAATCGGCATCGAAAACACATACGGCTCTGTTAAGGCGATTTTTGCCACAGACACAAAACAGCTCGCCGCGTGGGGCGCTTTAAGCTCAAAAATCACACAGGAGCTTGCAGGCACGATTCAGGAAAAGGATTTCTCAACTTCAAAGGTAAGCGCCTTTGTTCCCGTCCCGAAGGATATGCTTGACCTCGGTGCTACATACATTGACGCATATGTCCGCAGAATTCTCGCTGATGCACTCGCTTATGCTTTTGAGGACGGCTTCATCAACGGCGACGGTAACGGCAAACCTATCGGTATGCTCAAGGACCCCGAAGGAGCAGTAAAAGCAAACGCTTACACAGAAAAAACAGCAACAAAGCTCACAAGCCTTGATGTGAAGTCGTATATGGATGTTGTTGCCAAGCTTGCGAAGGGCAAGGGCGGCAAGACAAACAACATCACATCGGTTGACCTCATCGTAAATCCTGTGGATTATCTCACAAAGATTATTCCTGCGACTACGGTGCTTGCAACCGACGGCTCATTCAAGAACAACCTCTTCCCGTTCCCGACAAATGTTTATCCGTCTGAAATGGTTACAGAAGGTACTGCTGTTATCGGTCAGCTTTCAAGATATAAAGCCTGCCTCTCAACAGGTAAGGAAGGTAAGCTTGATTACTCTGATCAGTATCAGTTTCTCGAAGACAACAGAGTTTATCTTGTTAAGACTTACGCAACAGGCTTTTCACTTCATACGAACGATTTTATTAAGCTTGATATTTCGGCGCTCAATCCTGCTGAAATCAAAGTAACTCTCAATCAGGCAACAACAGTTTAATTTATCACGGAGGTGTTGAAAAATGGGAATCATGAACGATGTAGTTAATATGCTTGATTTCGACCGCGAACACATTGAAACAGATGAAGGTACAAAGTCAAAAATTGAGTTAATTATAGCCAATGGAAAACAGCACCTCCGCGATTATAACCCTCTGTTAACTGATGAGGATTTTGAGCGACCAACAAGAGCAAGAAGTTTGCTGTTTGATTACTGCCGTTATGCTTACTCGAACGCTGTTGAAATGTTCGACCATAATTTTGAAAGCGAAATTCTGAAATTAAGGCAGGAATATGAGGTGAAAAGCTATGATTTTGAAGAATAACATAGATTTTTTAACCTTTAATGACGGTGTTGCGAAAATCTATGAAACCGACGAAAACGATGACATCATCGCCGACAGCCTGAAAAAATATCGTTTTGGCAACGAAAAAATCGGTGTAACTCGTTTTTATGGTGCAAAGCAGAACGATATTGAATTGTCAAAAGTTATCCATGTTCACAAAGATGAAACTTTGAGAACTGATATGGCGGTTATCATTGACGGCACAAGGTTTAAAATCGAACAGATACAGCATGACAAAAGTAAAAATCCCCCTTGCTCGATTGTGAGCCTGTCACAGAGGGGACTGTATGAGGGTGGTGCAGATGTTTTTTAAGAATTACGACGAATTTGTCAAACTCATTAAATCGTGTGGCATTAAATGTGTTGAGGCGGATTACAACAAATCAACTCCTGCACCCTATCTTGTTTATTTCAAGGATGAAGAAACAGGAACTTACGCAAACGGTGAATTGCTTTGGTTAAATGCAAAAATCATCATAGAACTCTACACAGCGAAAGATGACCATGCAAGCGAAACAAAGTTTGAAAAATGGCTCAACGAAAACGGCTTCGGTTGGAAAAAGCCGAACCGAGCATGGGACACGATCAATAAACTTTGTGTAAGTTATTACAATCTGAGTGTGACTTTCGATGAGTAATTACCAAAAAGTCGGCATCGACCGCCTCGGAAACGCCCTATCGAAAGAGCTGTCAACCTATTCGGCTGATGTGCAAATGGGTGTCCGACTATTGGTCGATGAAAAATCCGAAGAACTCAAAAATGAAATCAAAAAGAATGCACCTGTCGGCAAAAGAAAAAAATATCGCAAATCGTTTAGGGTAAAGGTCACAAACGAAACATTTCGATTCTATGAAAAAACGGTTTATTCAGCTAAGCCTGAGTACCGGCTTACACACCTCCTCGAAAAAACTCGTAAAAAGAGGGGCCAAAAAGGCGGAACGGTACAACCGAAGGTGCATATTGCTCCGGCTACAGAAAAAATCCATAATGAATTTGAAGCCGGAATAAAAAAGCTCATTAAATCATCGGAAGCTATGGGCGGCGGTGATTTGAGCGGTATAAAAAGAATTTAAAAACATAAGGAGTGTTTATTAATGAACAAAACTATTAGAAAAGTTGGTTATGCTACGCTGACAGAAAGCAGCACAGGCGAAATCACATACGGTAAGCCCGTGTGGTTTAAGTCTGATAAGGCAGGCGGTAGAAGTATCGGTGCTGAACCTATCGGCGATTCAAACACAATCTACGCTGACGGCTTGCCTATCATTGTAGCAAGTGCGAATGGCGGCTATACAATCAGTCTTGAGCTTATTTCAGCAGTCGACGACATCGAAAAAGATTGGTTCGGCAATGATGAAGCAACTGAGGGCGGTATCATCGAAAAGGGCGGTATCAAAGTAATGCCGAGATTTGCCATCCTTGCAGCAAAGGAAACATACAAAGGCGACAAGCTCTACGAAATTGACACATATTTCGACTGCGTAGCTGCAAGAGCCAGCAGGAACGACAAGACATCAGAAGGTAACTTCGACCCACAGTTCCCGACCTTTACGGTCACAGCAAAGCCACGTCCTGACAATGACTTTGTACGCTATACATCTTATGCCGACACTCTGCCCGAAAGCGTTGTAGTGCCGACTGTTAAGTCAAATCCCGGAACAGTATAATTTTAAAAGTAGATTAAAACATGAAAGATACAGTTGTTATTAATGGTAAAGATGTTGAGGTTGAGGTTACGGCATATACAATGCTCATCTACGAGGACACATTCAAAGGCCACGGCTTTCTGCGTGATACCGACCGTGTTCTTGTTCCGAATCTCAATGATGTAAAATTCGGCACTGCTGTAAAGCTTTTATGGGCAGCGGCAAAGACGGCAGACGATACGATTCCTAACTTTAAGGCTTGGACAAAAGGAATCAGCATCAAGGACGCTATTTCAGCGATAGGTAAAATCGTCAATCTTGTTATTGACAGTCTTAATAGTGACAGCCCAAAAGCGACAGCGACAGCGACCTAAACGGATTTAAAACTTTCCTGACGGCCAAAGAAGTCTTATCTTATGCCGTCAGGAGTGGTCTGACTGTCGCTGACCTACAAAGATTTACAATAGGTTTTGTGTTGGATTATATCGAAACCTATTTTGCATTGCGAAATAATAAAAACATCCATGAAGATGAAGAAAAATATCAGAAAATGAAATCTGTGTTGCCTTTCGTGACAGAAAGATTTGAAAGTAAAGAAATCTCGGAAAAGCAGTATAGCGAGTTTATGAACAGATACAAAAAGTTGGAGGATAGATATGGCATCTACAATTAAGGGTATTACCGTCAAAATTGCAGGCGATACAATAGACTTGCAGAAATCTTTAAAAGCTGTGCAGTCCTCATCCTCGAGCTTGCAGAGAGAACTGACTGCGATTAATAAGCAGTTAAAATTTGACCCTGAAAACACCGTTCTGCTCGCTCAAAAACAAGAAGTATTGAAAGAGCAGATTGATAAGAGTCAGTCTGCTCTTAGTCAATTGCTTGATGTACAGGATCAGGTTGAAGAACAGGCAAAAAACGGCGAAATCTCAACCGAACAGTACAGAGCTTATCAGCGTGAGGTTGAAAAAGCAAAAAGCAAACTCGAAACTTTTAAGAAACAGCTTGCAGAAACCGAAGAAAAGGCAAACGAGATAAACCTTGAATCAGCACGGACTGAAATGTCAAAAACTGAAACAAGCGTTGATAAAGCAGGCGATAGTTTTAAGGGGCTTGAAACGAAGTCCAACAACACCGATTTGTCAAAAATCAAAAAGGAAATGGACGGTGTTAAATCATCAGCCGATGAACTTAGATCCGCTGTTGGTGATGCCTTAAAAGAAGCTACTGCTACAGCAACGGCGATTGGCGGAGCTGTTACAGGCGCAATTGTAAGCGCAAACGGCGAACAAAAGGCTCTCAATTCTTTGCAGGCACAAGCAGGCTTGACCGCCGAGGAGATGACAAAGTACAAAGATGTCCTTGAAGATGTTTACAAAGGAAATTTTGGCGAATCACAAGAAGAAGTTGCAAATGCGCTTGCGTTGATTAAACAGACGACAAACGAAACAAACCCGAGCAAACTCAAAGAAATGACAGAGAACCTTTTTACTTTGTCGGACACATTTGGGTATGATTTTGTTGAAACATTAAGAGCCGTCAATATGATGATGGAGCAGTTTGGCGTTACAGGCGAGGAAGCGTTTAATCTTATTGTGCAAGGCTCGCAAAAAGGCTTGAATAAAAACGGTGATTTGCTTGATACAATTAATGAATACTCCGTACATTATAAGCAATTAGGCTATGACGCAAACGAGTTTATTAATTCGCTTGAAAATGGCTCTAAAGCAGGTACTTTTAGTATCGACAAGCTCGGCGATGCAATGAAAGAATTTGGCATCCGCTCTAAGGACACAGCCTCGAGTACGCAGGAGGGATTTGCTCTTCTCGGCTACGGCGCAAAAGCCTCGGCTGAGGACATTAAAAAAGCCAAGGATGAAGTCGCAAAGCTCGAAAAAAATCTTTACTATGCAAAAGAGGAGCAAAAAGGCTTTAACAATTCAACAAGCGAATTAACAAAGCAAAAAAATGCCGATAAAATTGAACAATATTCAGAGGCGCTAAAAACTGCTAAAGAAAATCTTGCAAATCTCGAATCAGCAGGCAAAGGCACAAAAGGTAGTATTGAGGATTTGCAGGCAAGATTTGCAAAAGGCGGAGACAGCGCTAAGGCGGCAACATCAGAAGTCCTAAAGGCTCTTTTTGAGATGGACGATAAGGTTAAGCAAAATCAGGCAGGCGTTGACCTCTTCGGTACGATGTGGGAAGATTTGGGAATTGACGGCGTAAAAGCCTTAATGAAAGTTAATGGCTCTGCCGACAAGACCCAAAATACCATGAAAAAGATTAAAGACATCAAATACGATGACGTTGAAGCTGATTGGGAAAGTCTTGGTAGAACCGTACAGACTGACATTATTAACCCGATAGGAAAATCATTGTTTCCTGAGGTTAAGAAACTTTGTAAATTTGTTGAAAACCATACTGACGATATTATCCCTACATTAAAAGTTGTCGGCTCTCTTGTAGGTGGCATTTGGGTAGGCCGAAAAACAACCGCTGTTGTAAGCGGTGTACAAAGCCTTATAGGCGCATATAAAAGTCTCAGAACTGCTACAGAGACTGCCAAAATCGCACAGGAAGGTCTTAACCTCGCACAGAAATCAAACGCAATCGGTATCATCGTAGGCTTAGCCGCTACGCTTGTAGGCTCCTTGTGGTCCATCGCAAGCGCAAACGATGAAGCCAAAGAATCGCAGGACAAGCTCAACGAAGCGCATGAACAGGCTCAGGAAGAAATCAAAGAATTGAAAGACGCAAATGATGAATATGTGCAGAGCAAGAAAGATGCGGCGTCAGAGGTTGAAAGCGAATTTCAATATTATGAAAATTTGTGGGGCGAATTGCAAGGCATTGTAGACCAAAACGGTAAAGTCAAGAAAGGTTACGAGGACAGAGCAAAATTTATTACCAATGAATTGAGCCGAGTTACAAACGATGAAATCACTTGGAACGGCAATGTTATTCAGTCCTACAAAGACCTTAAAGGCTCTATGGATAAAGCACTTGAATCAAAAAAAGCGCTTGCAATGTTGTCGGCACTTGAAGAGCCCTATCAAACTGCTGTGTCAGGCTTAAAAAGCGCAAAAAATGATGTTACAAATGGTTATGTAGCAAAAAAAAGCGCACAAAAAGATGTAGGTTTAGCTAAGGCAAAAGTTACACAAATGAGTGTCACTGGACTTTCGCCAGGTCAAACGGCTTTGAAATATGCAGGCTGGGGTTTTGAAAACGGCAAAATATCTCAGCAGTATTACCAAGAAATACTCAAAGATTTTCAAAACGGCGAAAATATGTATAAACATTTTGAAGATTTATCAAAATCCGTCGGAAGAGCTTACAGCGAGGCGCAAAATGAAGCCAAAAACAATTTAAAGGCTAAACAAATAGAGTTTGACAAAGCAGATGGCAAGTATAAGGAATATCAGAAAAAAGTAGTTGATTATAACACCACAATCCAAAATTATGAGAATCTCACAGCGGCAAACGCTAAAGGTAACACAAAAGAAATTAAAGCCGCAATGTCGGACTTGTCTAACAACATTGTTACTTACACCACCGGTAACAAAGCTGCTCTCGAACAGCAGGTCAATGATTTTAGGACAAATGCCGAGAATTTAAGGACGGCGTACAAAGACGGTGTTGAAGGCATAACAAAAGACCAAATTGAAGAAGCCGAAGAATTGCAGGAAAGGGCAGAAATCGAGCTTGCTAAATACACCGATATGTATGGCACGGTTGCCGCAATCGCTACGGGCAAAGCTGACGAAATCAACGCACAACAGCAGAAAATCAAAAACGGTTTCATTGATGCTGAAACAGGTTCAAGAGAAAGCCTTGAAAACCAGCTTGCAAACTTTACCGCAAACTATGAGTTGCTAAAAACTGCAATGGATGAAAATCAACCGGGTGTAACTCAAAAAATGGTTGATAATGCTAAAGAGCTTGTAGATAAGGCAACCGGGGAGCTTAAAAAACTTGAAGGAAATAGTAAAGATGCGGCTGAAAAAGGCGTTAACGGAGCTGCCAACACGCTTGAAAGTAAAGAGTCGAAGGAAAAACTTGAAAAAAGCGGTAAAACTGTAAAAAGAGCAGTAAAAAAAGGCGTTGGGGATACATACGCAGACGGCAAATCATTAGCCGAAATGTTTGACCAAGGTTATTTTGACGGCATAATTGATATGTTAGTTACATTATTCGGCGGTGAAGATAATCCAGCCGCACAAATGGTTAAGGCTAATATTACAGCGGCTGCAAAAGCGCAGGATTCACGCTCACCAAGCCGAAAAACCCGAAAGTTAGGCAGATATTTTGGCGAAGGTTACCGCCTTGGTATTGAGGATGAAATTGAAGAAACACAAAAGACGGTAAGGTCTTTAACATCGAGAGCCCTGTCAGCGGTTGAAGGCAATCCAATCGGAGCAATTAACAATAAATTTGCAGGTATTCGCACGCAAAGTCAAAATGCGACGGTAAACGGTCAAATGTTGAAAGCTGTTACAAATTTGCCTACGATTGAAATTAAATTCGCAGGCGATGTAAACATCAATAATGACATGGATGTTGACGAATTTAACCGCCGTGTATCAAATGCAATTGTGCAGACACTTGACGGTGAAGCGTCAAAATGGGGAGGTTAAAGATGAGGCATAGTTTTACATACAACGGCACCGATTTAAGGACATTAGGCTTTTTTATAGCCACTGCGCCCAAATATCAAATTGCAAAGCGTAATTTTGATTTTACTTCTGTTTATGGCACAAACGGCGGAGTGATTTCCGACAATGGTGTTTTCGATAATGTTGAAATGCCGTTTGAAGTCAATAGCTATCCGTACATTGTGCCAAACGAAAGCAATGCAGAGCTTGTAAGAGCGTTTGCTGAGTGGCTTACCGTTTGGGACGGCGAATATAAAATCTTCAGGGATTCATATAACCCCGGCTATTTTACGAAAGCAATTTGCACGGGGATTGAGCCAATAGAAGAAGTTGCACCTCTTTGCTTGTCAACAACAATAAATTTCAGCCGAGTGCCGTTTTGGTATAGCGACTTAGGACAAGAGATTATCCGACCAAAATTGACCTCGACACAAACGGCGGAAATCAAAGTCTATAATCCTGAAAATTACACAGCCGAGCCTTTAATTAAAATCATCAACAAAGGCGCAAAAGTTAATCCGTTGACGCTGACGGTTAATGATAGTCAAACTTTAACAGTTAAGACATCATCGGATAAGGATTATATTGAACTTGATTCCGAACAGCAGTCCGCTTCTTTCAACAACGGCACGAGCTTGGCAAACAATTGCATAATCTGCACAGAGTTCCCAAAGCTTTTGCCCGGTTGGAATAAAATAAAACTCTCAGGAAAAAGCGCAAATGCGTTTACCAATATTGAAATTAAGCCGAATTGGAGAAAATTGTAATGTATCCTATTTTGTACAATATTGCTGACTTTTACAAAAACTCAACACCATTGTTTGAATCTAACGGCTTCGGCTTTTTGACCGAATGTACCGAGTTTTTGGTTACAATGGAGCAAAATGGCACATACAGTTTTAGCGCAAAGATTAAAAGCACAGATAAGCTTGCGCCCAAAATTAAAATAACCTCATATATTAAAGCGAAAGTGAATAATGTATCTGAGCCACAGTATTTTTATGTGACCAAAATAGAGGTTGATAAAAACGGTGATTTGACCGTATCGGGCGAACATGTGTCAAGAATGTTTTTCCAAAACGGAACAATTCCTCGCGCAATGGACGGATCGATGTATGGCACGCCAAAAGAACTTATTGACCACTATATGCGAGATTACAACCAAGTAGGAAAACCTCTGTATATGTGGTTTACGGATGCCCCATATAAGTGGTTTAATTTCAGCTCATCAATCACCGCCAAGAAAAGGATTTATTTAGGCTATTCACAAGCGGTAAAGTTTGAGGATATCTTCAAAGATGATGACGAAGGGTTGATAAATCAGTTTGACGGTGTTTTGTATTTCAATAATTTTGACATTTATTTTAACAAAATCAGTACAGCAGGTGCGAAAAGCGGTTATCGTATAGCTTTCGGTGCTAATGTGTCAGAATACAAGCAAACTGCCGAAATCGGCAACTACTATACACATGTTATGCCTTACGCAAGATGCAACACTACGGATAATAAGGAAGTCGTCGTGTCAAGCCCTGAACCATACGAAACAGGGTTAAAACGGAACATAAAAAACACATATTTGTATGATTGCACAAGTAAAATCAAAAAATACACCTTAAATCCAAGCACCGGCGAAAACTACGAAGAAGTCAGAGATGCTTTGCGTAATGCAGTTGCTGATTATAACTATTCGACGGAACAAACATCGGAAACTCTAAGTATAAAGGTAACTCTTGAAAATGAACTCACCAAAATGCACGCAATCAAACTTTATGATGAAGTGACGGTTGTAATGCCGGACGGCACGAATTTGAATCGAAGAATTTCAAAAACGGTCTACGATAGCGTGTCCCAAAAATACAAAGAAATTACAATCGGTGACTTAAGTATGTCGATGTCTGATTTGATAAAAATCCAAAGGAGGTTTAAAAGATAATGGCTATTAGTTTAGCACATAAATCAATTACAATTGATGTTAATGACCGCAACGCACCAAATGTTGTTGGTATTGCCAATATCAATGATAAAGCAACACGCTATCTTGATGTTACTTTAACGGCAAGCGGTGAAAAATTGACCTTTGCAGACTGCACAGTAACTGCAACATTTGCGACAGACGGATATTTAATTTCGGATTCAGTCGCTTGCACACTAAACAGCACAGCGGATGTTATTACTGTTCCGCTCGAAGATTTCAAGTCTATGTCGGGTTTTTTGGCAATTGAAATTAAGATTGCAAACGGTGAAACGCAGGTGTTAAACACGCCGCTGGCCTTAAAAGTCAAGGTAACCCCGAGCCTTGCTGAAAACAGCAAGATAAACAGCCAAAGTGTTGGCAATTTTGTCGAAATTAGCCGAGAGATTGCCACGGCAAGAGGTAATCATAATTCACTCGGAGCAAGGCTTGACGGGATTGATAAGGCTGTGTCTAATAAAGCTGACAAAAGCACGGTCAGTCAGTTATCGACACAAATGCAGACGGCAGAGAAAGCCATTACAGGCAAGGCAAACGCAACAGATTTAGCCAATGCACTTAAATCAAAAGAAGACAATTTAAACAAAGTAAGCTCCAAAACGGGCATTACAGACAGCAGCACTAATTATCCGAGCATTAAATATCTTGACGATTTTTATTACGATGCAAACGAAGCCTACTCATCAGAAGAAACGGACAAGCTTCTTGCAACTAAATACGATTCATCAAATATCGAAAGCGGAACATCAACGCTTACACCATACTCAACCGTTGTAGATAAAATCAAAAGTGCAAGCTGTACATATAAGACGATTGGTGATGTTGTAATTGTCAGTGCAACGGTCAAAATGAACGCAGTATCTCTTGCCGGCAATAGCATGTGTCCGCTGATTGATTTGCCGTACAAATGTATTTCCGAGGACAATGTTTTTTGTGTCGGTATTTCAAACCTTGGCAAGCTCTTTAAATTTGCCATTCCGAAAAATAACACTTGGCTACAGTTTTCGACTCAGGATAAGGCCGCATATACATTCGCAGACGGCGAGCAGATTAATGTAATTTGTTCGTACAAAATTAAATAACGGAGGTATGAAAAATGGAACTTAAAGAAAAAATCACACTCGATATGCTCACAAAGGACAGCGTGTCGGTACTCAGACAGCAGTTTTTGACCTTTAACGGTGA